TAAATACAAAAGGATATCCGGAAATTCCATAAGTTTCGATTTAGATACTTTTATAATTAATAGATACTACATTGAAGATAATATAATAGATGAAATCTATTTAGTTTTGAAAAACATGGGTATTCCAACGCCAATTAATTACATTAAAGGGGTTATAAATAAGAAGGAAGAGATTGATAATAAGAAACTCGAAAAGAAAAATTTTGACGAAAAAGATGAGACTATTATTATCATCAAAGAATATAACAATAATATAGATTTCTATGTCGATATAAAGAAAGCGGGTTCATTCACTATATTAGATAATTTAAAATATTGGTTAATAAGAATAATTGAAAGTATCCGCAATGAAAAGAAACCTAATGCGCAAAAAAAAATAATATTAAAAAAACCGCAACCTATTCCTATACAACCTGCTAAAAAATCTTCTTCTAAATCGTCGTCAAAATCTTCTTCTAAATCTAAAGCAAAATCACCCGATATCGATTTTGACGAAGAAGAGTTCAATAAAAATTTTAATACTAATTCTAGTTCTGGTGGTGCTAAAAATAGCATTAATGATAATAATTATTTAATAAATAAATTAAACAATGCTGATAAAGAACTATATAAGGACAGAGGTAAGGGTAAAAATCCTGCGAGAAAATGTCAGAAAGAATATCAACCTCTTGTACTTAAGAAAGATGAAATAGAGGCGTTAAAAGCGAAGGGTTATGACCCTTATGATAAAAAAATATTTGATAATTATATTGAATATGGAAGTAGCGTAAATAATAAGAATTTTTATACTTGTCCGCGAATATGGTGTCCTATAAGTAATATACCGTTAGATGAAAATAATATATCTGGTGAATCTTTGAAGTGTCCTGGAGAAAATGAGAAACCTATTATGATGAATGAAATAATGAAAAATAAAAATAAATCTAGATATGTATATTTACTTAAGGGCGATATAGAAATACCTTGCTGTGGGAAGAGAAACCCTGAAAAAAAAGTTGTAAATACAATTGAAAAACAAAAGAAACCCAAAAAAATTACTAAAAAAGCAGCAAAAGAAGCGCTGATAAAAGATAATCAATTAGTAAAATCTAAAGAATTAGGAGATTCCAAAGGAGATTCCATAGGAGATTCTAAAGGAGATTCCAAGGATAATATTAACGAGAATGATAAAAATTATATAATGAATAAAATACCTGTTCCTAAAAATCGTTTTGGAGGAGTACAAAAAGAACTATATTATATTTTATTTAAAAATCATAAAGATTATACTAAAAACTGTTTATCAAATAATAATATAAATAAGAATAATTGTATATTGAGAAAAGGGATTAATAATACTGATAATATAATAAATTCAATAGCGTATTTATTGGGGACTAATAAAGAAGGTTTTATAGAATATGTAGAAAATAATCTCGATATATTGAAATTCTTATCTCTCGAAAATGGCAATGTATTTAAAGACTTTGCTGACACAGAACCTATTATTCCCGAATTAAACAAAGAGTTATATGTAGAGTTCTTAAATTTTATTGAGAAAACTAATAACAAATCATTAAGCGTACCTGATATAGATGATATTACTGATAAGTCCCAGTATCAAAAATCGAGATTATTATATATTTATAAATCATATAAAAAATTCATTAAATATCTAAAGGCAGAAGATAGTATCGATGATAATATAATTCATTATTTATATACTTTAGTGGCAATCTTATATAATAAATTAATAGTATTATGGGATGTTGAAATAGCACATCCAAATAATGATATTAGTATAGTATGCCCGCGCTATTCTAGTATTAGTGATTTGTTATTATATCTCGGCAAAAAAACGAAAGTTATTATGATAATGACGACCACTGAAAATAAGGCGAAAGATAATGAAACTATATATTATGAACCAATAATATCAAAATCTTTAAATAAAAAAGAGGGAAAGTATTTTAATTTAGATAAACATGTAAATATTAAGAATATATTAAATAAATGTTCGTCTGGAGCAACTAACGCAACTAATGCGAACGAGCAATTTTATGATAATATAGAGAATATGAAAACAATAAAGAAATATATTATTAAAAAATCGGGTGAGAATGGCGCGGGAAGTGAATTTGAAATATTTAGAACCTTAATAATAAATAATGACTTATCTATAGATAAAATAATTTTGAAAAAGAACAAAACAGTATTATGTATTATAAAATTTAAGAAAATATCTATATTGATGCTGGATTTAATTATGAAACATTTAAATATTAAAGATATCGCGTTTAGCGATGATATTGATGGGGAAACATTCGATATTTACATATTAAAAGAAGTATATTCGGGTATTGTTAAAAAGTTTGAGAAAATTGATATAGATGTAGATGTCGGAGAAATTACACAAGATAATGGTATAACTATAAAAAGCAAACTTCTATTTAAAGACGACGGATATACTAAAAATAGTGGTATTATTAGTAATATTTCGAATAAATACAATGATTTTAATAAATATTCTAGAGAACAAAACAAATGGAATAATATGAGAAAGTTGGTTTTTGAAAAATTATTAGAAAGTAAATATACTGATAAATATTATAGCGAATTGCTATCTAAAAAATCGCGCAAGGAAGTTATTAAAGAATTATTGAATATTGTAAAAGAGGATAAGAACTATAATTCGAGGGATTCGAGAGAATTACAAATAATAATAGAAAGTATCGATGTATATTCTAGACAAAGTATAAAAAATTGGTATTCAAATAATCTATCTTATGAAAAATATAATTATGTTAATGATATTTCGAATAATATAAAAGAAGAAGGGGACGAATTAATATTTACCCAATATTTAGTATCTGAAAAAATACCAGAAAAAATAATTAGAGATAGAGATTATTCGCCGAATAATTATGTTAAAAATACAAAGATAGATTTTTATGAATTTAAAGATAATAAAGATGGTTCAAAATCTTCAGATAATATAATAATACCTGAAAATTGGAAGGGAGCAGAAAAAGTTTTAACAAGAAAATGGACGAAATATAAGAAAAAGGTATGGTCTAAATTAAGATATATGGAGTGTAATTATACTGATAAAAATATTATAGATTTATTTGGATTCTTCATTAAATATAATAAAAATAAGATAAACAATATTATAACATTTGATGATATTATAGAATACACATATAAGGAATATTATGATATAATAACCGATAATTCGGCTGATTATAAAAACGAGATTAGCATTTTATTTAAAGACCCGCATTTTAAAACGATTTATATTAATACAATGAATTCTATCAATAAAACAAATAAGACTTTTAAAACTACTAAAATATTTTTAGATGATTACTTATATAAAAGTAGCGTCGCAGAAAGGGTAAATATATTAAATCGTATTAAAAAAGATGAAAGCATTAAATATTACGGCGATATAACTTTAAAACAAATAGCGACTTATTTAAATATTAATATAATTATAATACATCACAGGGTAGATTACGGAAAAGGAAATGATATATCAAAAAGAGCGGGAAGTAAGGATTTAAAAATATCTATGAGTTTTTATAATGCTGGTGATAATAATAATCGCGAAGAATTATTAAAAAGACCCTTGATAATTCTTTATAAAAAGGTAGATAAATCATTCGTTAGTTATTATTTAATAAAAAATACAGAAGATAATACTATTATATATAATGAATTAAATAATGCTAACGAAGATATAAAAAATATAATAAATCACCCGGATTCTAAAAATAAAAGCAGTACGCCAATAACTATCAATATATAAGATTATACATCATCTTATTTACAATCCTAACCATTCGAACCATATTAACACTCTAAATTAACTTTATTTTTTGCTCTGGTAATTTATAACAACTGCTATTTAAATTACTAATGCCTTTATTGAGATTAAATTCTATTTGTAAATCATCTTCGTTAAAATCTTCCGCTACTACGTCGTTATCATCGTAATTATTTTCTTCGATAACATCTTCGCGAATACTTGTTATATCGCGATTACTATCTTGTACATCTTTTAACAGTTCAATCATATATTCTTCGTCGATTAAGATTTTACTGTCGCCAGTTCCGCAGGGAGGTTGCTGTCCTAACATTACATTAGCAGATACTCCATTTACTTTATCATATTCTGCGAAAATACTTGCGTTAATTAACATATCAGTAGTTTCTTCAAATGACGATTTTGCGAGAGGCCCAATGTCTCCGCGATTAATACCATGTCTGTCAATAGACATTAATTGACCTTTATAAGTCATAGTATCAATAAGTAGAGACATGTGTCTATAATTCATCGAACCTTCATTTGTTACAATAAGCAGTTCTTTATAAAGCGCATATCGCGCCGCTTCAATCCCCAACGTATCATAAATTTCACGAATGTCATTTGAAATCGTGCGAGTACTATCAATGTTAGGATTTGACAATAATTCAATCAAGTTAGTTCCATCAGTATCTAATACCCATTCTAGCATTTCATCGAAATTATTAGTATCATCATTATATCTATAATACTTCTTTTTATCCAAGGATACCTTTTTAATACCTTTATACCCTTTCAATAATATTTGATGTACGATATTATGCTCTATCGCTTTAATTGTCGCTATTTCATCTCCGTCTTTTAAAGCGGCATCAGTCAATTTAATACGGAATACACACTCTTCCGCATTATCATCGCTATATACACATTCTATATATTTATCATATGCCGTGTTTAATTTTGTATAAATATCTATCATTTTCAAATTATATGATAGCATTTTAAATTTATCAAATACCAGACGAAGAACCCAAGGGGAAGAACTTTTAGACTTTGCGGCATTTCCGTTCAATTCTTCAAATTCTTTATATATATTCATAATACCCTGGTCTTCCTTGATATTCGTTTCATAATATTCTCCATTATCCCAATAAATCTCGCTGTATTTTAGAATATCCGATAGTTTCGTAATTTCAATAGAGTTCTTTACATTCATCGCATGATTTTTTGTAATATTTATTCTATCATCTGCGAAATCCCCATTAACTTTTATCGGATTAATAACACATGAGATATCATTCTTCATAAATATAGTTAGTGTAGGTGTTTTAGTCTTTTTAGTTGCTGACAAAATTTCTTTAAGACGCGGAACACCAGATGTCGCTTTTACTGCCGCAGCAGTTCCGGAAACGTGAAATGAATCTAGAGTCATTTGTGTCCCTAACTCTCCAATTGTTTGTGCTGCAATGATTCCCACCATTTCTCCAGGTTGCGCTATCGCTTGATTGAAATATTCAATAACTTGTGATACAATCCAATCAAATATTTCAACAGTGAAATGATAGTGGAATATTAATTTTTTAGGGTTAAGATATTGTCTCAATAGAATATTGAGATATCTCATACCCTGTTTATGATTTTTAATATATAGTTTATCATTTAGATTATCAATATTATCTAAAATATAGTCGGGCGTTAAATCGGTCTTAATACCCGAAATATTGATTGCCTTAATTCTATTATGCGCAGTTGTAATAATTCTACTAAACGGAATAGGATAATTAATTACATTCTTTTTATCGCGATTAAAGATTTTCTTAATTAAGAATAGTTTATCTTCAATCATTTTATCAAAGTGCTCATTACACCTCGCGTATGTTTTTTCATTAATAGTTTTAAAAGCATCTTCTGTAATATGAACATTGATATTATCGGTGCTTTTTAAATTATATTCAAAATCCAACTCAATATTATTTTTTTCTATAGTATCAATAACCTGAACCTCTATTTTACAACCATCCATACCATCTTCTCCGTAAATATATTGAATGATTGTTCCGTCTGCTGTTCTCACTGTATTATCATAGTGAATTTTAGAATCTTCCATTGCTTTAACCAATCTTCGCTGAATATAACCGGTTTCAGATGTTTTAACAGCGGTATCAATGAGACCTTCGCGACCACCCATAGCATGAAAGAATACTTCGTGCGGTTTTAGTCCAGAAATGAAACTGTTTTTGACAAATCCTCTTGCCTCGGGTCCATCATCATATTTAGTAAAATGAGGCAGGGTTCTGTCTGTGAATCCATACGTAATACGCTTTCCATCTACGTTCTGTTGTCCGACACAAACAATCATCTGCGATATATTTATTTCTTTACCTTTAGAACCTGATTTAACCATATTAATCATACGGTTTGTTTTTTCATCAATTTGCGAAAATCCAATTTTACCTACTTCGCTCGTTGTTTCGTTAAGAATTCCAATTAACTCTCTTTCGATATAATCTTCGTTATTTAATATGCCATTATTGTCATACGTACCTCTTCTAATCTCGTCAAGTTTATTATACGCCTTCGTTTGCATCTCTTTAATTTTATTTTTAAGATGTTCATCTGTTTTTTTATCTGTTACTAAATCGCTAATACCTACACTAAATCCGGCGGTCAATAACCATCTACAGACTAAACGTTGTGTATTATCGAGAAATTTGCGAACTTCAAAAGGGCCATAATCATGATAAATTACCGGAACTAATCCTGTTGAAATACCATGAAATACTACCTTATCGAGATTTCCGCTTTCTAAAATACTATCATTAATAATAACCTTTTCATCTTTCTTATTTTTTCTATTAATGAAAAGTCCAGGAGGCAGAATTTGCGAATATGCCTCTTTTCCATTATAAATATACTTGTTTTTAGGTTTTGGCAAACTTCCTTTAAAATAACTATTAACCATTTGAATATTTGCCATTGTTTTATCATGAATTTCCGTAAAATCTTTTGTCAATCTATAAGAACCTACTAGAGTATCTTGAACAACTTCAATAATAGGCTTACCATCACGGGGCGCCAGAATCATATATGGAACTGCCGCTATATCCATTAATTCATTCATAGTTTGAATACTTTGGGGACAATGTAAATTCATTTCATCGCCGTCAAAATCAGCATTGTATGGCGGGGTATCCAATACATTTAGGCGAAATGTTTGATATGGCATAATAACAACCTTATGACACATCATAGACATTTTATGTAGCGAAGGTTGCCTGTTAAACAATACATAATCGCCGTTAGATAAATGGCGATGAACAGTATCACCTATTTTCAAATCCTTCGCTATTTTTTCTAAATCTTTAGAATATTTTAGATTAATAGTAGTATTAGGTTTTTTAATATATTTCGCACCAGGCCAATTATCAGAACCATTCATAATTAATTTTCTCATATGTTCAATATTATATTTATTAACAATTTCGGGAAATGTAATATTAATAGCGACTTTAATAGGAACTCCTAATTCGTCAATACTAATATAAGGGTCTGGAGTAATTACAGAGCGCGCCGATTGATCAACACGTTTTCCGTTCAAATTACCGCGAATACGTCCTTCTTTCTTTTTCATTCTATCGGAAACCGATTTCAATTTTCTCCCATTTCTTTGTTGTGCCGGCGCTAAACCGGGCATCTGATTATTGATAAATGTAAATATGTGATATTGTAGAAGAATAGTATAATATCTGATAGTTTCTTCTGACGCCCCTTTTTTAATCTTATCTTCTACCTGATTATTCGCCTTAATAATATCACTTAATTTATGCGTCAAATCATCTTCTCTGCGCTGCCCGTTTTCTTCTATAATGCTCGGTCTTACAGCGGGCGGAGGTACAGGAAGAACGGAACATATCATCCATTCCGGTCTATTCCATTTGGGATTAAATCCCATCATTTCCATATCTTTTTCACTGATTCTTTTGAATATTTTTAGAATATCTTCGGCAGTAAATTCCTGTCGTACATTATCTTTATCTTCTACTTTTTTATCTTTCCATTCAGCAATAATTTTCATAGAATTCTCTTTATTAATTTTTGTAGGGCGTACAGCGCCGCATCCTACAACTTCATCATCTCCGCATACTTTCAATTTAGTAGTAGTATTACATAATTTGTAATATGCTTCCCATCTTTTCTGGTTATTCTTGATGGACAATATTTTATTAATATCATTCTTAAAATCTTTATGAGGAGTATTTGGAGATATCAAACATTTTGAACATTTATAACATACGCAGTTCAAAATCTTTCTAACAATATCAAAAAACATTGCGTGAAATACAGGTTTCGCCAGAACAATATGTCCGAAATGACCGGGGCAAAATATATTTTTTTGTTCGCACGTAATACAAGTTCTATTATGTTCGAGAACTCCCATACGCGAATCAAACAAGCCGCCAACAATAGGTTCGCTTCCAGCATAAGTATCCGTTTTATTAATTTCTACAACAGACCTTTTAATAATTTCATCCGGACTTAAGACACTGAATTGAATACCTTTCACTTCCTGAATTTCAACCTTCTGATCGTTATAAGATAGTTCGGAATAAATTGACATATCTCTTAATATTAGTAGTTAAAATAACTCGTCTTATGTTTAAATATATAAATCAATTTTTAGAATTATTTATATAAAAATCAAAAATAATCAATAATTACTTTACACATCAGTTATTGTAAATTTTCTCCTAGGTCTCGCAGCGGCCACTGTAGGTACAACAGGACTACGAGATTTAGGAGGACTCACGTCAGTTATTGTAAATTTTCTCCTAGGTCTTGCTGCGGCCACTGTAGGTACAACAGGACTACGAGATTTAGGAGGACTAACATCAGTTATTATAAATTTTCTTCTAGGTCTCGCGACGGGTACAGGAGAACTACGAGATTTAGGAGGACTCGCATCTACAATTGTAAATTTTCGTCTAGGTCTCACGACAGGTACAACAGGACTACGAGATTTAGGAGGACTCGCATCTACAATTGTAAATTTTCTTCTAGGTCTTGCTGCTGCTACGACAGGTACGACAAGTTTCGGAGGACTAACATCAGTTATTATAAATTTTCGTCTAGGTCTCGCGAAGTTATTAAGCATTCTTAATTTAATATAAGAATTTATATAAAAATAATCGCTGCTAGCAGGGATCGAACCTGCGACCACTCGATTAACAGTCGAGTGCTCTAACCAACTGAGCTATAGCAGCGCCGGGTATTGCTACCCAACTATATATATACCCTAATCTTTATATAACTTTTATATACTATAATAATAAATAATGGAAATAGAAAATAAGAACGAGGATAAAGAGTGCTTTATATGCTGCGATGAAAAAGCGTCTGATAATTTACACTGTTTTAAATGTAATAAAAAAATCTGTATTTCTTGTTGTAATAAATTGAATACACGAACATCTTTATTGTATCTCGAAAGAAAACAGACATTTATTAAATATGATTGCCCGTTTTGTAGATATTGTAATAATAAACATATTAAATTATTTAATAAAAATGAAATAACGTCTATATATACAGATACATTAACGCAATTATCTGTATTACATAAACACAATGATATACTTATAAATAACTACAATTATTTATATAATGAAAATAAGAGATTAAATGATGAGATTAATAATAAAAATTCTGAAATTATCGAAATAAAAGAATTGTTGCTGTCAAATAAAAATGAAGTAGAGCAATTAGAGAATTATTAAGATAGAATTTTCCTCTTAATATTATTTGACAAATTTTCAAAAACTACTTTTAGATATTTTTCCAAATCTTCGTTATTAATTGGTATTAAAATATTAACAGATACTGTTATATCTACACATGTTTCATTATCATCCAAATATGTTAGTTTTAATTTTTCTTTTATTTTGATTAGTTTCAAAGTATTAAGAACTTTCAATATATACATGTAAGCATTTTTCAAATTTGTAATTTTACTTTTAGTTATAACCTCCTTATATTTTTTCCCGTCATTAATTATCACGTGTTTTCTTCGCATTCTAATAAATTTATCATCCTCTACGACGATATCCTTTAAATATTCCGGAAGATCATTTACATATATATATATATTTTCAACCTTTATTCTCTTTCCTTTAATTATACACCAGTTATTAATATCCCATTCTATAATTTTATATATATTGTCATTTATATTTTCTTCTGTACTAGATATCTTCTCTGGTATATCAGATTTATTATCAGATACTTCATAAATTAACTTAAATACGTCATCTATAGATTTATTTACACTAAATTTACTATTATATGTAAACATTATATAATAATATCTTTTATATTATTTATATATATTTCCTTAATTTTATTATATTTCTCATCTATAATTAATTTTTCGTCATATAACCATTTTTTAGATAATATATTATACTTATGATATTCATTAAATAGAATATGGATACATATATATATCACAAATATTATTATTATACTGTTAGTTAAATTCTTAGTCGACATCAATATTATAGAGAATAGTATTATACCTTGGAATATTGAATTATTTATTAATTTTTGCTGCGCGGGTGTTAAATCTATTTTGAGATATCTACCACCTAATTGAACAATTATTAGAAATAATATAGATAAAGGTTCTAAAGTACCTATACCCCCAACTTGCTCCATTTTTTATGTTATAATCTATTTTTTATTAAGATATTAAGATATTAAGATATTAAGATATTAAGATATTAAGATATAATATAAATTTATTTAATATATCAGATTCTATCAAATATATACATTAAGCGATGTTTGTTTATTATAATTTTTATCAGTATATTCTTTTATTTTATGTAATATAATATCATTTATATCCTTGTATTTATTAAATATTACCGATGAAGTATATTCTTGTTTTTTAGGATGCGCATGATTTGATGGAGATGATTGTGTCGCAGTTGAATCGTTAATAACTTTGAAATTTTCATCATTATCTTCAATATTATAAAATATTTTTCCTTCTGTGAATATTATAATATCTAAAATTAACGCAATTATAGATAAAAACAACAATAAACCTATTGTTAAATCCCATTGTATAACGTAAAAATTTATAATAAATAGTATAATAAATATCCAGGGGTTATCAATAATATCTAAAATATTATCTGGATATAACGATGCTGGGCGTAATCCGAGTATTATCAAATACGCTATTAAAAATCCTGTGATAAGACCTTTAAAAATATTATATACCATATCATTGCTATATTCAAAATCTTTCATATCACTTCTTTACAATTATATTATATAAATATTTTGTTTTTTCTTTCCTTTTTGTATAATAGAGAATATAAATAATAAATATTAAAATGCAATATTCAACACTTCAAGAAGCATATAATATTGATTGTTTAAAACCTACTAAAAAAAATAATAAATCTACTTCACAAGCACCTAATAATCCTAATAATCATAATAATAACAATAATCATAATAATCATAATAATCAAAATCTATATAATATAGAAAATAATTCGTTGGCGTCAAATAAAGAAGCAGTTAATTATAATAATTCTGGTGGCGGCAGTTGCTCACCAATACAAGCACCTACATATAATATACCTATTTCTGGCGATTGTAAGAAAGAACGGGATGCTGCGATGAAAACATATATTGAAGAGAATTTTAAAGCGGAATCAATTAAGACAGGCGCCGGAAATGGCAGTGCTGCTAGCGCCGGTAGCGCGACAACCGGAGGAGGCAATGGAAATAAAAATACTGTCGTTAGCGGCGATAATAATGTTTTCACAAATAGACAAGATAATATAATGCCTTTTTATGATGAAGATATGGAACAGTATTTTGATATTAATAATTTGACCGACGAAGTCAAATATAATTCAGGCGATGGAACAAAAATATATAATTATATGCCTAATCATAATAAAAATTCTTATACTAATAATAATACCGGGGAATATTCTAGTAATAATAATAATAGTAAAAACGGTGTAAATTTATTAAATACTAACGAATATAATTTGAGTTCTGAAGAACGCAAAAAAGCACAAGAGGCATTAGAGTATTTAAAATTAATTGAAGATAAAATAAATAAAACGGAATCTAGCGCACAGAATGACACACTGGATTCTATAATAAGACGTTCTAATAATACGGGACCCGGAGGATTTGGTGATTCAAGAAATGCTAAAACAAATGAAACAGAAAACTACAAGCAAAACGATGCGCAAAATGATAAAGAAAGTGTTATTAAGAGAAATATCGAAAATGAAAATAAATTATTAGAAAGTATCAAGGAAAATAAAAAAACCGAAAATATATTTAATATGATTATAAATATCTTTATATTTATATTTATTGGCGCCTTTATAATATTAATATGCGATTATATAACTGAATTGGCAATACAAATAGGGAGCACAAGAACTTCAAATATATTAGAACCTTATATAAAATATAATATATATATGCAACATCATTTCCAACATTTACATAATATGGCTAACAATAATAATATATCACATCTGCCACAATATCCGCAATTTCAACAAGGGTCTGTTGGTCTAGCGTGCGGCGTACCTGGAGTTCCTGGAATACCTAACGTTCCCTGTGTACCTGGAGTTCCCGGAGTACCTGGAGTACCTGGTGCGCTAGGTGTTCCCAATGGTGTCTAATGATTATGAATGATTATGAATATCAATAAGCAAATAAACAAAATCACTTAATAATTTTTATAATAAATAAAGAACCGAGTATATAAGATTTATTTATTAAATAATAATTAAATGCCAATAAATATATACGATCTAGTTAAATCTACAACTGTTATAGGCGAAGAAACAATTAAAAACAAAACTATAGACGATTCAAAAGATAAAACAGATAATCAAGTAGTTAATCAAGATGAACCTAACGGATGGTGGAAAAAATCAGCAAATGGGAAAAAAAGAGTTATGCTGTGCGGAACATATCCTATAGGAACTAGCAATGGATATTCCAAAGTTGTCTATTATATTTCAAAATATTTGGGGAAATACGATGGTATTGAACTAACTGTATATGGATTTCAAAATGTGAATAATACAAATGATAAGGATTTGAGAAATGATATACCTCCTTCAGTTAAATTATATGATGTATTGGCAGCAGAAAATCCCAAAAGAAATGGTTTTGGCGAATTAGAAATAGGAGATTTTATTAAGAAAAATCCGCAAGATATTATTATTATTTTTAATGATAATATGATTACTACGGCCCTCACTCATACTATTATTAAAGAATGCGGGGATGAAAAGAAAAATTTTAAACTAATTTCTTATATGGACCAAGTTTATCCATATCAAAAAAAGGAATATATTCAATTGTTAAATACATATTTTGATGCCATAATAGCATTCACGCCTTATTGGAGCGATATCGCTAGAAAACTCGGAATTAAAAAAGACATCCCTATATATGTATTCCCACATGGGTTTGATACTACTATGTATTATCCTATTCCTAAAGATATTGCGCGTACATATTTTAAATATGATATGAACGATTTTATGGTTCTTAATTTAAATAGAAATCAGCCTAGAAAATGCTGGGATCATACTATTATCGCTTGGGTAGAATTCGCAGAGATGCACTATAATGTAAATGTCAAGAATACTATTAAGAAAAATGATAATAATACTAGACCTATTAAATTAATTATAGGAACGCAAATTAATGCTTTCTGGAATCTATGGGATGTTCTAGAAAATGAAGTAAAATTTAGGGATGTCCCTTTAGATTATGTTAAAAATACTATAATTGAAGTTCCGATGCCCCAGCAATTATCCGACAAAGAAATTAATATATTATATAATTCGTGCGATGTCGGTTGTAATAATTGTAATGGTGGTGGATATGAATTAACTGTATTTGAATGCCTTGGTTTAGGTATTCCACAAGTATCTTCGTATGTAGGAGGAATACGCGAATATTTAAATGAAAATAATTCTATACCTATTAAATCTACTATATATCAATACTTGGATAATAAATCTAATGGTATTGGCGGAAAGGCCGAAATAACGGACCCACACGAATTTGCTCTTGCCTTCTGGAAATATTTTAATAATCCGGAACTGGCTAAAAAACATGGTAAAAACGGGCGCGACTCCCATCTAAAGAACTATAGATGGGAGACTCTCGTAGAATACTTTTATTCAAAAATATTATCTAATATATAAAAATTGATTAACTACTATATCTTATAACAGTACAATCAAAAATCAAAAGATATGGCGCTTTTCATTGACACTGAAACTAACGGACTTCCTAACATGAAAGATATGAAATGGGGGAAATATCCTGACTTTTATGATTTGGATAAGTATAATACGGCGCGCATTGTACAATTGTCTTTTATTGTTACAGACAAGGTGTTTAATAACATTGATTTACAGGATTATATTATTAAGCGCGAGGGATTTAATATTAACAACAGCGAATTCCATTGTATCACTGACGAAATTTCTGACAAAGACGGTGTTAATTTTAATGACGCCTTCTACGCATTTTATGAAAGTCTCAAGAAGACTACGCATATCTTCGCGCATAATATTGAGTTTGATATTTCTGTAATTAAGTCGGAATTATATCGGCGAGGTCTGTATCATATTATAGAGGAGATTGATAAGAAAAGATTGATATGTACTATGAGACACACGAAGGATATTATTAAGATTGTGAATAAGTTTGGAAAATACAAATATCCTTCTCTTAAAGAGTTATACAGATTCTGCTTTGATAAGGAAATTGAAAACGCTCATAATTCAAAATATGACGTAATCAATCTCTATGACTCAATAAAAAAACTGTATGACAACAAAAACATCTATTATTATCTAGAATAGGATGTAAGTGTGATAGTATTTGTTATTTATTTTTATATTTGATATCTATATTGTATTATTGTATTATTGTATTATTGTATTATTGTATTATTGTATTATTGTATTACATGATATTTTTGTATTTTATTATAATAGAATGACGAGTACTAAACCTTCTTCAAAATTTTTACAGTCATTATCAACATTATTTATGCCAAAATCTAAATTAAAAACTCCAAAGGCGTCAATATCAAAGGCGTCAAAATCAAAAAGTTCAAAATCAAAAAGTCCAATTATTAAAATTAGAAAAAAGTTGGAAGATATTAACCCTTTACCTTCAGTTAAAAAATCGAAGATTAAAAAGAAGATGGTATTGAAAAGATTACCTATTAAAATACAGGATATTAAAAATATATTGAATATTCCTTTTAATAAAATAGATTATAACAACATAACAATTAAATCTCTATTATATGATAAATATACATCTGACTATAAAAAAAATCTAGAATTATTGAGAGAACAATTAGAACAGGGAAGAGACGGGGAGTACAAAGAATATTATAACTATTTAGATAAAATTAGAACACATCTAAATAAGTATGATATATATAATATGGCGAGGGATGTCAAAAATGAAGATAGCACTAAATATTATAATGAACTGAAATATTTATTGAGTACTTATGATCCATTAAATATGAGTTCAGAACAATTAATAAAATTAAAAAATTGTCTATATAGCAACAAATGTATTACCTTGTATAATAATATAATTATTTACGAATTTAGAGAAGCAATAACACATAAATCAGATGATAGGGTTACAAAGAATACCTTAAAAAATAAGTTGAAAGCCAACATAGTAAGTTATTACGCAATACAATTTATATCAACAATAATAAATAATCTATATTTACACATGTTGAACGGAAATATTATTCAAAAAATAGAGTTGATAAATACATTAACAGATGACCATACTAATATATTAGTAAATAATCCGCGAAATGATAATGTTAGCAAAGATTCTAATATGTTAAATAGTTCTTCATTAGATTCTAAAACATATGTAAGGGTTAAGAGAAATAAAGAGAGAGAAGTATATTTAGAGTATTTGAAAAATAATAAAGGTTATACTAATGAAATAAATGATCGTGATGTGATTACAATGGAAGAATGGAATGAATTGCCTTTATCAAGATTAAGGAAAGTTATAAAAATATCATATGTAGATAATGAAAAAAGTTTCTGCTACGCTCATGATTCAACGGCACTATATAGATTATGGAAAAAAAATTATAATAATTACAGAGATTTTATAAACCCTATTTCGCAAAAACCCTTTACGGAAGAAGATATGAATACTATATTAATAACATTAGGCAAAAGAGATTTTAGATATGACGATGTAGATGATTACGCAAGCGCTATTAATACTAGACATGATGTTAATTTTATTACATCACGAACAGAAATAGATGGTGTAAATTATTGGGAAATTAAAATAATATATTTAATCGCTAAAGGTATTAGAATATACAAGTCAAACCCTGAAAATTTTAGACTAATAAGAATAACTATTAAAGCAGATATGGAAAATATTGTAAATTTATTAGATGAAATTTATTCATTATACACGTCTAATAAAATATTGGGTAAAATGATTCCTTTTAAAATCCACCCTGCGTTCGTTAAACACAATTTCACAACAATAGATAAAGAGAGTGATTACAAGAGTTTTTATAATATGGTATTCGCTCAATAACCTTTAGGTTATATTCATTATATTATTAGAGATATAAATACCATATCTTAATATCAAAACCAAATTATTATTATTTTTATAAAATAAAATTTGAGTACATAACTTTTTTTATTTAGAAATTTCTAGAAAACTTTTGAAATATTAGAAAATAAAAAGTTATGTACTCAAATTTTAAAAAGTAAATTTTAAAATTTTTTGGATTACAAATATATCTATTGTAATTCCTTATATTCATCTGCTATCACCTTGTAATATTTATATAAGGGCCCTTCTCGCCCATCTTCTTTATCTATTATAAAATACAAAAAATCTCTATAAATACATAATATATCTTCCTTAATTGCTTTAATATAAATTATGTATACTAATACCATTAAAAATGTGAAAATAATATCATCATTTGTTAATTTTGCTCCCTCACCGTATATTATAATAAATAATGGAATCTTTGTAAAGAAATTAATTATAAAGTAATATAATAAACTGCTGTTTTTATTATAATAATATAATACTATAATCACTTTAATTACAAAAACTAATATCGCAAATCCTAAAAGTATTATTGGATTATAAGGAAACAATTTTAATACATATCCTATTGAATATAATATAATCCAAAATGATAAAAACTTATCTAACGTTATCTCCGCTTTCATTATATTATATAAAAATAAAATTATATATAAAATATAAATGGTTAATAATATCCTGTTTTTAATACTCGCTTCCGGAAATATACTATTATCAAACTCTTTCAACTACTATAATACCTATAATACAAGGATTCTTAAGTACAATAATGTAAATAATGTAAATAATTTTAAGATGAGGTTTATGAACGATATAAGTAGGCGCAATGTTTTAGAATTGATACCACGAACTGTATTTCCCGCTATAATACATCCTAAATACGTTTTTGCTTATCCTAATAAACCAGTAAATCTTAAAGATAAAGGAGATATTAAAAAGGTAGCCGTTTTTGGTGCTTCAGGATATACTGGTGGCGATACTGTGAGAACCCTGTTAAATAATAACATAAATGTAGTAGCCATTACGCGGAGAACTGTAGAAATAGTAGATAGAATAAATGCCGCCAGAGATACTCTTGTAATTGACGATATTAAAGACAAGGAAATGGTTAAAAAAATATCAGGCGTAGATGTTGTAAATCCAGAATCCCTAGATGGTATATTATATGGGTGCGACGCTGTTATTTTTTGCGCCGCTTCTAGACCCGCAGTTAAAATTACAGGTACTCCAGGAACCGAAGCATATGATAAAATGCTAAATATTACCAAGGAAGAAATCGCGCAACCGAGCAGTGATGTAGAAGATATTGGATTGGTTAATGTCGCAAAAGAAGCAATAAGTGCCAAAGTTAAAAGATTAGTTATAGTATCTTCAATATGCGCCAAATGTCAATTGGGTAAAGAGAATTATGGAGAAACAATCGATAGAGGTTTCGCGAGTTGTGATAGTTGTTATAAAAAACAGACAGGTGAAGAAAGGGTGCGCATTTTATACAAAAATGCCCCGAGCGATTTAAGTTATACAATAATAAGACCTGGTATGTTATCTCCGGGCGAGAGAAGAGGCGCGAAAGAAGTTGAATTTAATCAAGGTGTATCAAAAAGTGGTATAATATCCAGAATTGATTTAGCGGATATTTTAGTAGAGGCGGCAAAAACAGAATCAGCAGCACAGAAAACATTTGAAGTATATTATAAAGATACGGCACAACCTGTTGATATGTATAAATCATTACAAACTTGTAAGGAAATGGGAAAAAGTGTCAAAGAATGCTTTTTCGGCGAAGGATTTAATAATACGGAACCTTTATCTATTGAAAAAATGCTCAATACAACTATAAAAGGTACTATATTTCCTTCGGGAAATGAAGTATCCGGTGATAATTATGAAAAAATGTTAAATCTACTTAAAAAAGATGTCTATGAAGATTATGATATAAATCTTTTGATGTCCAAAGATATTATTTAATGATATCTATAATGATATCTATAATGATAATATATATAAATAATAAAATATATATATATATAAAATGAATAAATATATTATTTTGTCTTTATTGTTAATCAGTGATTGTATTTCATATTCAACAATACCAAAACCCACTATGAATTTAAGAGTAAGGAAAAATATAGTAAGTCTAAAAGCAAAAATAGAAAGACGAGATGTTTTTAGAATTGCGCGAGTTATCACTATCCCATTTGTGTTTAATAATTACGCCAATATCGCAAATGCCGCAAAAAAAGAAGAGAAAGATATTGAAACACTGCGCGAAGAAGCAAATCGTATTATTGAAATTATTGAAGTTCAAAAAGATTCGTTTAATCTGCCTGTAGTATCTAATATTGCGCCTAATAAAATAATTACTGAAGAAAAAAAAGAGGTTGTCGATAATAATTGGGCGACTATTAAAGAAGGGAAAAATATTCGCGAAAAAGAAGAAATTAAGAATACACTGGATATTATTCTAAATGACTTTAAAAAAAATGGAAAAGATAAACCAGAAGAAACGCTTAAAACTCTTCAATCATATTGTTCGGATTCTAATGTTATTAAATCTAAAGATGCTGTAGAATTGAAGCAATTATTCGCCGATGGAAAATATGGTATTTTTCTAGGTAAATTTGATAATTATTATATCACAAATTATAATAAAATATATGATACAGATGTAGAAAAAACATATTACGAAGTTGATGTTAAACTAGAAGCGCCCTATAATACCATGATATATAATAGCATTCAATTTGACGAAATGTATTATCCGGAAAACTCTGGAGAACCCTGTTATATTATTTATAGATGGATATTTGTAAAAACAAACGATAAATATATGATAGACGGGTGCTATCTTGTTCATAAATAGAACTTATAATCTCGGCTGTATAACAGGTTCTATGTTATTCAATGGTATATTAAGCGCACTAGTTTTATCAGAAAAATCTTTTCCTCGCTCGTTTTCTAATTGTGTAAATGTCGAACCTTTATAACTACCTAAAATTAAATCACTCGTTTTTATTTTATTATTTCGCAAATATTTAATAACAACCTTATCACCCGCTTTGTATTTCTTCAAAATTACATTTAAATCGTTAGGTTCCAATATTTCGCTATCATCAATAGATAATATAATATCTCCTACGCTTTCTATTTTTTGTGTTTTATTATTTCTAATAACCCCTTGTAATCCCGCATAATACGCTGGAGACTTATCTGGAACTTCTAGAACCAATAAACCTTTTTGAATTATAGGTATTCCGCTTTTTTCAGATTCTAATACAGTCGGATTTCTTTCCATATATGATATTCCAAGAATTGCTTTTTTGACAAACCCAGTTTCAATAATATCTGTTATAGATTTTAGGGCGCTATTAATAGGAATCGTAAATCCTATTCCTGCCGAAACACCTACACCCAATGATGCCGTATTAATTCCTATTAATTCTCCTCTGCTATTCAATAAAGGGCCGCCGCTATTTCCTGGATTTATTGCCGCGTCCGTTTGTATTACATTATATATTTTGCGACCTGTAGGCGCCGTAATTTCCCTGTTATTTGCCGAAATTATACCAGACGTAAAGGTATGATCTTGACCAAACGGATTTCCTATAGCGTACGCATTTTCTCCTACAATAGTTTTAATATCCTTATTATATTTAATAACTTGTAAATTAGTTTTAGAATCTATGTCTATTTTGAGAACCGCTATATCTAAATCTGGGTCAACGCCAGTTAATTTCGCCTTATAATTTTTCTTATTATTGTTTTTATCTGTTATTGTTATAATGGCATTATCTACCTTGTTTATTACGTGAAAATTTGTTATAATATGCCCTTCCTTATCCCATACAAAACCAGTGCCTACTCCTTTAGGTAAATCATCCTTATTTAGATTATATTTATCCGCCATACTCGTATATTCTGTACTAATATAGCAAACTGACGGAATAGAATTATAAAATATATTAGATTGCTTCTTTTCTATATTAGGTAAAATGTTATTATACAAAAATATAGAATTAATACCTAATAAATTAGTACCCAAATATAATAACATTATATTGCGTCTATCATATAATTGTGCCTTATTACGTGTTTCTATCTGAACAATCTCCTTATTATCTTCACACATTCTAGATACTCTAGATACTCTAGATACACTAGATACTCTAGATATACCAGATACACTAGATACTCTAGATAAACCAGGATATATATAAGATTCTCCAAAATTAGAAAATAATAAAAAAATATATACTATTAATTTCCAATTATTTATAAACATTTCTTTTTCCAATAATAATATTATTAATGTAATATTTATATAATTACTAATTAAGAAATTTGTTTCCAAGTTTCTCCGCAATGTTCGCAAACATACAGATATTTCATATTCTTATTATCATATTTAATATAAATTACTTGTTTTTTATCTTCAGGAGCATTACAATTTTCATTGGGACAATTAATTAATGGGTCTTTGATTCTTCGAAGCGTAGGATCATAGCGCAAATATTTATTAACATGTTGATTATATAATAGGTCGTCTCCGCTATAAAAAGTTTTTGAAATATTAATTGCCGTATTTACAGTTTCTACTTTCTCAAAATCGCAATGCTTACAGAATTTAACAAGTTTCTTTTCTTCATTTGATTTAACATACAACATATTATCGCAAATTTCACAGAACTCCATTTTATAATAGTAATAAGAAAATTATAAATCTTATATAATCAATTTTTCTAATTATCTTCATCTTCATTATCTTCAAGTTTATAAGCAATTCCGCGCCACCCCTTATTATCATATGGAACGCCTAGAAGTTTCTCGAAATACGCTTTTAATTGATTCCTGTCAGGACACTTCTTGCCTTTAATAACATTGGAAGAACACCAGATACGGAAATCATTATAAAGTTTCGTAATAGTTACGCGCGAATCTTTAATTTCCTCATCAATTATAATCTTTTCATTAATAAATTGTCCAATAATATCATTGTTCTGTTTATAACTCTCTGTCGCTATTCTTACCTCCGAAGGTTCAATAATAGATGAAGGGTTAATGTGCTTGTGTCGCTCAATCATCATACTAATAAATACCTCCTTCCATTTCTCAAATTTATCAGTTAATTCCAAATCCATATGAAACTCATTTTTATTAGGAACAGGATTTTCGCAAAATCTACTAGAGAAATTACAAACCTTAATACGTCTCCACGTTCCGCCATCATCACTGGGAACTTCCGGAAGTTCATTACATGTCAGAATCATCTTAAATTGCGGTTTAAATTCATAAGGTTCTTTGAATAATGTTCTAACCAAAATCCTATCTTGTCCAGAAAGTTCTTTCATTAAACCAATATTTAGCCTTTCATTTTCACTAGGTTCTTGCATTACCGCGAATCTTCTTCCTTTAGTTCGCTCTAATTCACTCTGTGCAGCATTACTCGCCGCGCGTTTTTGCGTTAATAGAGCAATCGGTAAGATACAATAATATTCACCAATTGCTTTTTGAATTAAATCCAATAATTTAGATTTTCCATTACTACCCTGTCCTGTAAATATATAGAAGCGTTCTTGAGATATACTACCATCAATAATACAAGATAGAATATCCATAACATAATTTCTCAAATTTTTATTAGTAAATATTTTAGCGAAGAAGTCATTAATTTCTCCAATTTCGAATAATTCGCTATTATATTTGATGTAATTGTTTTTAGTAGATAACAATATATAATCATCGGGCATGCCATCGCGGAATATATGTAATTTCAAATCATATACACCATTCTCAAATCCTATCAAATGCGAGCGGCTATCCAATAATTCCTCAAACTTATCATCGATAAATAGCGTCCGACACTCTTTCATAATAGAATCTTTGAAACTGGCATTTTTCAATTGCTGCGCGATTTTAATACATTTCTTACTTCTTTCTTCATTTACTGCTTTCATAATAGGTTCGTCGCAATGTTCGGCATAATGCAGACTCCTTTTCATAAACTTCGAACATATATCAGTGCTTAATATTTTTCTCAATTCAAGACCTTCGCGGGCTCTTACCCATTTATGTTTCTCTCTATCATATTTATACCAATTATCCTTTGTAATCGCCTTAAACTCATCTTTAAATATCGCATGAACTACACATGCGATATCAAAATGCGAACCATCACTACCTAAAGCATCGTCAATAAGTTTAATAATCGATTTATTTACTACGTCATTATACTTTGTCAAATTGTCTTGCTTCGCCCACCATCGCAGAGTCCCAATTCCCATATTATCCTTCCTCATTTTATCCCATAATTGATGGCATTCACCTTCAATATATACGCTGCTAATTTTAGAGAAATCTACCCAAGTTTCCAAGAGCCTATAATCAATATTGCGCAATACCCAACCGAGATTAATCCAGTCTGTATAATTATCTGCGCGACTAGTTGATAAACATTCATTCACCAATTTTTTAATAAATATCAACTCGTCTTCGGACACATATTTTTTATCATTATTTAACGCTTTGCCCAAAATATTATTTTGTACCTTGCTCTTTAATTTTTGGTCTAGAGCGGGAAGAATATGCTTGCTATATTGCGTAATTTCAGTAATATATTCTTCTTTAATACAATTAATATCATAATTCATCTTTTTTCTCATGGAAAACAACTTGATAAATTTAATTTCATCACGAGCGTTTAGACTATATTCAATTTTCTCCGTTTTATCATTAACATACTTATATATAGATGAAACACGATAAGTATCACAATCCGGTTTTTTACTACCATACATCTGCCAACAATTAACATCAATAATCGCCTTATCTACAATAGATTCATAATCATTACAAATCGGCAAATCCTTAAAAATAACATCACCAATATCTATAATTTTTCTTCTAATAAAATGTTGCGCATTATTCGCGATAATAATATTTGGAAATATAATATGAATACCATCTTTTAATTTATTTCTAAATTCTACCGGATTAGGTTTTTCCATAACATACGCTATTTTATCCTCGTCGGATATATTGAGATATTTAGCGATTATATTAAAATAACTATCGACTATTTTGTATATATTATCATCCGTATATAATCTCTCGTATTTTCTATTATTATTTAAAGAAGAGTTTGAAGATTGGGAACTATAAATTCCAGATTTATCATCAGGAATAGTAAAACGAAAATCGATATCTACGCGCAAAGGACTAGGTTCTAATGGTTTCTCCGTAAAATATAATGGGATACCATTTGTCAACGCTAAACTATATAAATTGATGAATTCTTCATAATTTTCATCAGGTATATTTAAACTTACTTTAGGGGAACCTATGCTAGTATTTGTAAATATCTTTACACCTTTTTCGACACGATATTTATTTATAAAAGAGCGCAAATCTTCATTTATACCCATACTTATAAATATATTACTTTATATATATATCAATTTTTATTTTTATACATATTTAACCATTCAAAATTATAATATTTTCCAGTAATAATATAGATTATAATATTTTTTTATTATGGAAAAAAATGCGAATAAATTAAAATACTGTAGTCCAAAAAATATCAATAGGCCTGTCCTATTTAATAAGAATAACACGATTTTATTAATAGACGCGTGGAACTCTAGCAAAGATGATAAGATAGAATATAAAAAAACGTATAGTCTAAATAAATTAACAGAATTGCTAAATAATAAAATAAAACCAATATGTAATGATAAAGAGTATTGGTGTTGGCCAGGCGCTATTAAAGAAATGACGAAAGATTATAAAACGAAGGAAATAATTAAGAAAATAGAAGAAAATGAATTGCGGCCAGAAATGCCTCTGGAATGGTATAAAAATCCCATAGAATGGTTATCTAATTATGATATCGAAGATGTTATGATACAATATAATAATGATAATAAATACAAATACTGTTTTTTGGGAGTATTTCCAATCGATTTCTCCGAACAAGATAAATTTGGCAGATGTTTATATAGTCAAATATGTTCTTTAGATATTAATAAATATATTAATAAAAAAATAAAATATATTGGGTTAATTACCAATTTAGACAAGCATAATGAACCGGGTTCTCATTGGACATCGACATTTATTATATTAGACCCGAAAATAAAATGCTACGGCGCATATTATTATGATAGTAATGCCATGAATATCCCTGCGTATGTTCTCAAATTTATTAATAATATTAAAAAACAACTGAAAATAAAATATCCAAAAAGCGTTTTTAAAATACATAATAATAATATTAGGCATCAGCGTAAAAATACCGAATGCGGAATGTTTTCAATGGCGTATCAGATAAGATGGCTCAACGGTTTGTTGAAATATAAGGAATTGAAATTTAAATCTCCTTACGAATATTCTAACTTTGTCGAATATATTATTAAGGATGATAAAATCAAAGACGAATCTATGGAGGAGAGCAGAACTTATTTATATAGACCTAATTTCAAAAAATATATAAAGGATAGAAACATCACGCTGTGATAGAGACATCTATTTTCTTTATTATAAATAAGTCATATAATATCTAAATATTATGGGTGTAATAGATGATTTTAAGCAAGAAAAAAACAAAATAGCGATATTTGTCGCTACCGAGAAAATGATTATGGATAAGTATAATATAAGTATAGATAAACCCGAATTAAAAGGAATTATAGAGCAGGTAATATTATCTATATGTAATGATGCGATATTAATAAAGCGTGTAGTAAAATTAATAGAGTTAAATACAATTGCCTTAACAAAAATCAAGGATTTTATAGAAATTAATATAATTAATAAAAAAGATAGTGGAGAAAATGACGTGTCAGAAGTTGAAGAAATCGATAATAGCAATAAGTATAATACAGACGAGTTATTGTCGAAAGTTATAGAACTAGAGGAAAAGAGAAAAACAGTTAATACGCTGGCATCTGCCGAAAAAAAACCTAACGCATCAAATACACCAAATACACTGAATACGCTGAATACACTGAATACACTGAATACACTTAATACACTTAATACAGATACTAATACAGTATCTTCGGGTCAACCAACATCTTCTTTGGTTAAAGAAACTCCCAAATATTCATTAGTAAATAATGTTAATGTAGAAAATCTTGAAACAATCGCTTATATCATTGAAAAAATGGAAAGTATTATGAATAATAAAAAGAATATTAATTATAAAACCCTTATAATTAATAGTTATAATAGAGATTGGACCATATATAATAATAGAAATAATTTATCATTATCTATTAATATTGATTTAACTAAAAATATTATTGAACCTAAAAAATTATTAATGCCCAAGTATGTTAAAAATATTACTCCTTACCTAAATATGATAATTAATGATGGTAGAAAAACGCAAAAATTTCAATTTATTTTAGGGAATGTAAGTAATACATCAGGAACAGACACGGCAGGAAATTGGGACACATGGACTATAATGAATAATGATTTAGAAACTGTTAATAATATTATACAATTAAATAACAAGGAATGGATAATATCATTTACAGATTTTTTAAATAATGAACTAGAATTAGGTAGCGATTCTATTAATATCAATAGAATAACTAAAACTTTTGTAGATAATCAATATAGTATTCTAACAGATAAAACGGATGCCCTATTATTTAATGGACATCATTTAGAATTAATTAATAAATATGATAATATTTTACTAAAAACAGGAGATGATAATGATATAGTATTAAGAGTTATCGAAATAGATGAAAATAATATAACAGTACTATATGATAAAAATAACAAAGCAAACAAATCTATATTAAATAACATAAATATTAAAGATATTACTGATATTCCAGAAGCATATTTGCTAAATTACAAGGCGCAATATAGTATTATATTATCTTATCATTCGCGCATTTATAAGTAATTATATTACTAATATTAGTGTTCCAGAGAATATAAATATTAAGGTAGATATAATATCTAATCTATATTGTAATTTCATTTTTTCATCTTTTGATAAGTTATTTTCAAATTCGCCGGATAATATATTATCAAAATTAAATGTATATATATAATTATAGATATACGTGAAATCAAAAACATCTCCTAAATTATTTACAAAGTTATCTGTTTGTATTATTACGATGACAAGAAATGAGAATATAATAAACAATATAATATGTAGGATAAGATTTGAAGTATTTATATGCATATTTAAATAATTGAAAACAATCCTTAATTTATAAGAATCCAGATTAACAAATGCCGTAAATAATAATAATAATAATACATATAACCCGGCATATATTAATATAGCGTATCTTAAGGATTTAACCATATTATATTCTATTAGAAATTCAAATATAACCATGAGAATAGTTCTAATTGCGAACATCAACGCTACAAATACTACTTTGTCCTGAAATGTTATCTTTAAAACTATTTCTGGGTCTAACTCGTTTAATAATATTTTATTTTTTAATTTTTCTCCCTCATTAATATACGTTAAATATTCCTGTTTTTTATTATTTACACTATATGATTTAATGCCATCATTATATTCATTCCATATTTTTTCAAATAATGTATCATTGTCATTATATTTTTTACTCATCGCATTACCAATATTATCGTCATCGTCGTCGCCGCCATATGTTTCCTTTAAATATATTATTAAAGCATATAAGTTATATGTTTCGCCAGTATTAACAATTAATTTATTTAAATTATCTGCTAATAGTTTTTTTAAGACTTCCTTTTCTTTATTTAATTCTGCTTCTTTATTTGCCATGTTTTCTCTAATTTTATTTTCCTGCGCCTCTTTTTCTTTTTCTGCTGGCGTTAATTCGCCTCCTTTATAAGAATTAGAATTATGTCCGGCGCCGCCAAAGCGAGCATTATTAATTTTTTTTTTCTCTTCTAAAGATTTATTCTGTTGTTCTTTTGCACCAATTTCTTTAGTTATTGATATAATTTGCTCATTATAAGCACCGATTATGTCATTATTGCTAACATCACTATCATCTATTAATAGTTTGAGTTTTCCGATTTTAATAATCGCTTTAGTGTAATCGCTGTATTCTGTCGCAAATGGTGCTTGTATATTAATACATTCATTATATAATTTTACTAACGCATTTTTAACAGTCTTTATAGATTCTTCTAACTCCTTCTTTCTATTTTCTAAACCTGATTTTTGTAAGATGTTCTCTGATATTTCATCTTGAAATTTTTGCGTTTGCTGTGTTTGTTTTAATTTAAGTTGAGCATCAGCAGTAGATAATCCTTTACCTGGTTTAGCATTGCTTTCCCCCGATTCTATAATTTTATTACTATCTTCAATAGTTTTTTTATTTTCCCATTCTTCCATTTGTTTTTTAATTTCTCTTGCTTTTTCAGCAGCATTTTTTGTCGCTGCTTCAAGTTCTTCTTCTTGTTTTCTCTTTACACTAGCATCTTTATCTTCGGCAGTTTCTTCTTTTTCAGTAATACTTTTAATTAATTCCTTTGCTTTTTCAGGTTCTTTTATAAACTTATAATATTCTTTCACTAAAATTATATAAATATCTGTAAAATTTTTAAGATATTTTTTACCAGGATTTTGTTCTAAATCGCTATTATCTTTAGTAGCAGAATCTGGTTTAACTTGATTTTGTTGAGGCGCTGCTCCGCCTCTTAATTGCGAGCCCGTTCCATCTTTAATAATATCTAAATATTTAATAATAGTCATATATCTTACACTATCATCTACTAATTTATTTTTAATATTTTGAATGAATCCCTTAAAATCATTAAATGATACAGGGGTTTGATTTTTGCCTTCTTTAGGTGGTTGATTACTCTTAAAAATTTTATTCGCAAATGTCGAAAATGTCTGAATTCTTTTATTAGTTTTTTTATTCTTTATATAGTTTGCTAATTTATCGTTATTTATAATACTACTTAATATATTTTTATCAATTTCTAAATATTTTTCTAGCAATTCTTTATCTGTTGCTGCTTTAACAGAACCATATATCTTATTAACGGTTTCATTTACTTTAATGATGGGATCATCACCAATAGCGCCTCCTTTTTGAAAACTATTTAATTTTTTTGATATTTCAGAGCGTTTAAATATTTCACATCTTATTATATCAAATGGGTCATTAGTAGGACTAATATCAGTACAAAATTTTTCATTAGGTGGAGTTTTACTAGGAATTTTTTTAAAGTTTTTAATACTATTTGTTTTAATCTCATATAATAATAATAACTTATCATATAAGTTATTTCTCATCTCATTTTTAAGTTCATCATCATCTTTAATAAGGTCTTCTTTTATTTTCTCGATTTTATTATTAAATTCTTTGTAAAAATCTAGAATAACTAAATCATCTATATTCTTATAATTGGTATTTTTAAATATTATATCAAATTTATTCAAATCATCATATATGCGCGATTTTTCTTGAAAATCATAATTTGTATAATTGTCTTCTAATAAAGGTTTATAATAAATAGGTTTGCTTCCACTGTTTATAGTAATCATAGGAACATAACCTAGATTTATTGAGTTATCTCTATAATTTTTTTTTAAATTGATATCTTGATTATATTTTTTTTCTGGTATTTCTATTTTAGGTTTGTTTTCTTCATCATCTTTCATATTTTTTTCAATATATTTTTTTATGTTATTAAACTCGCTCTCATTATCTTCTTCGTGTTTAAGATCATAATATATATAATATTCTTCTTTATCTTGAATGCCTTCGCTTCTTTTATCTATAGGAACATATATTTCTTTCTGTTCTATAGTTGTTTTAATCCATATTTTATAATTGTATCTATATTTATTCTTGAATAATAATATAAAATATTTTTTTAAATCTTCTATCAAATTACTACCTATTTCACTGTTATCTGATAATGTTATATATTTAGTTTTATAATCCATACTTATTATATTTTTTAATGCCTGTACCCTATTATCTGACATTAATTGATAAACTCTATTATAATTAATAGATATAACTTTTTACTAAAATTTTGTCGCTATTATACTTGTGAGCACCCAAATAAATATAGTGAATAATGATAGCGATTTAGATAATTTCTTGCGCTCTTCGTAAGATATTATATTCTCCTTATTATCATCTTCAAATTCATTCTTCTTCTTTATATTCAAAATTATAGGAACTATTAATAATACACATATTATACACGAATGTACTAATAATCTCGTAATCCCATTCGTTCCCATATAGAAATAATAAAATATTGAACGAATACTATTCATAAAATTATCAAAGTTCATATAATCAATCTTGACAGAATTATCAATATTTACAAATAATACTATAAACCAAAATATAGAAATATATACTACCGCATAATAAAAAAATCCTTCTTCAAAACTCTTTATTATATTAATATCTACTGACCATTGAATAAGTATAAGCGCTATATATCTAATAAAAAATGTAGTAATTATAAATACCAATCTGTCTTCTATAGTTAATTCTAAATATGTAAAGGTATTATTAGGGTCATTTTCAAATTCAAGTAATTCCTTTTTAATATTCGCTTTATCCGCTTTCCCCTTATCTCCATCATTATATTTGTCCATCTGCGTATTAAATTTATCTATTTCATTATCATTTTCATCATCGCCAGAAGGAGTCTTATTATAAATTTTTTTTTTAAGTTTAGATACATTAGACATATCATATGACCTTTTTAAAACATCTCTAAACTGCGATTCTTTATAGTCTGCCAAATCCATGGCGCCGCCCGCCATATTAGTATCTTTATCTTTACCTTTGACACCATCCCGCGGTTCGGGTGTGTCATTTATTATACTATTATAATAATTTAATTGGCTCAATAGTTTTTTCTCTCTACTATTTAAATCTTTTATAGCATTTAATTTAGTATAAATTCTCTTAATAATTTTTGGGTTCTTATTGTATATTTTTATAAGTTCTATATAAAATTTATATCTGGAATTGTAATTTTTCTTTAAATCTATGTCTTGAATTAGCAGGTCTGCTATTGATATGTCATTCATTCCATCATCGTCATTATCGGGTTCATATATATTATTGGCGAATATATTAGCGAACTTTATTTTCTTATCCATTAGTAATTAAAAATAATACTTCCTTATAGGTATTATAGATAAAAATAAAAATCATAATTATCAATTGTGAATTATATAAAACATCTTAAATATTATGGCGAACATTAGTAGAACGAAAAGTATTGTCGCTAATATGTAATTAAATATATAATAATTATAAAAATAGAATATATACATAAATGCCAATATTATTAGCGTCCAGAATATTACAAGAATTACAATGAAAGGCGTTGTGTATAAATTATTATATATAGAATGTTCGCTTCTTAAATTTTTAATAAGATTATCTAATTTAGTCGCTAATATTTTAGAATCAGCATATTCCGGTTTAAGTACTTCTTTATAATTATTTTTCGTGAAACTATTATTTTTAGAAATTCTATTAAAATTTCGCGATAATTGTTTGTAATTAAAAGGTATATAAGATGCCGGTATATTATGGCAGGGAAAAATACCAAATAAATATAAATATTTAGGGTCATGTTTAGGATCATATGTTGTATCTAAAAATATATTAGATAACAGTCTATATCTATATTCTTCGTTCTTATCCTCATCTTTAGAAGATAACATATATAAATATGGTTGCTGAAATTCCTTTAATATTTCACTATCCGCCATTATTATATAAATGTGCTTATTTAATGTATTAAAATATTTTATTATTGTATAATCCTATATAATAAATAATTACCAACATTATCAAATTAATTGTATAATTTGCTGCGAAATCTAATCCGATACATTGATTCGCTTTATGTAAAATATTTAACTGATTATCGTGAGCGTCGCCATTCTTATTTTTTATTGAATAATATATATCTTCTTTTAAAACATCGTCGCTATTATTCATAATAACATCTCTATTATCAATTTGATAACAAATCGTATTTATAACATTTTCTAAATAGTTTTCTGTTATATTTGCCACATTAACATTATATGTTTCTATAATATTTGTATATATATACTTAATATCATCGGTTTCTCGAGAATTCTTATCAAATGTACCGCTCGCTAATTTAAAATTATCCTTATCGAATTTTTTCGTATTAGAAATTAAGGATAATAATCTTTTATTTTTATATTTATGTAAATGATCATGTAAATGTTCTCGTGTTAAATTAGCAGAAGTTAAATTATCTATATTATTATAAATCGGTTGTCTATCATTAAAATAATTTATCTCTTTTTCATCTATAACATAATATTTTTCTCTATCTTCATATAGAACATATTTGATAATTACAACACCAGAACCACCTAGACTATTTCTAGCACCACCACCACCCCCTGTATTTACTATACCTTCTACACCATCATTACCACCTCCCCCAGTTCCTCCTGTACCTTCTAGTTCGTTAGCAGCATCAGCAATTCCATTACCACCTCCACCACCTCCCCCAAAGTGTCCAGAAACACCATAAGATGAAAAAGACGAACTAGCATCTATTCCTATACCTCCATTACCTGATTTAGTTTCTGTACCATCTACACCTTTGCCTCCAGCACCTCCGCCTCCGCCGCCTTTTCTAGACGGTTGTTGCTGTGTTCCATATCCATTACCACCTCCATTACCATCGCCACTTGAACCACCTTTACCTTCTTCACCTTTTTTACCACCCTTTGCGGTATAATCGCCAACCGCCACACCAACAGCTGCGAGATCAGAAATTCCTGAACCTGTATCAAGTGAACTGATGGT